GGACCACAAGGCGATACAGGACCACAGGGACCACAAGGCGATACAGGACCACAGGGACCACAAGGCGATACAGGACCACAGGGACCACAAGGCGATACAGGACCACAGGGACCACAAGGCGATACAGGACCTCAAGGACCGCAAGGCGATACAGGGCCACAAGGACCGCAAGGCGATACAGGACCACAAGGACCTCAAGGAGATATCGGACCACAAGGACCACAGGGACCGCAGGGAGATACTGGTGCTCAAGGACCACAAGGTCCACAAGGCGACACAGGACCACAAGGACCTCAAGGAGATATCGGACCACAAGGACCGCAGGGACCACAAGGCGACATCGGACCACAGGGACCGCAAGGCGATACAGGACCACAAGGGCCACAAGGCGATACAGGACCGCAGGGACCGCAAGGCGATACAGGACCGCAGGGACCGCAAGGCGATACAGGACCGCAGGGACCGCAGGGACCCCAGGGAGACATCGGACCACAGGGACCACAAGGCGACATCGGACCGCAAGGACCGCAAGGCGATACAGGACCTCAAGGACCGCAAGGCGATACAGGACCACAGGGACCACAAGGAGTAACTGGACCGCAGGGACCGCAAGGCCCTAGTGGAGTTAGCGATATTCCCGGGCCACAAGGACCGCAAGGTGTCACTGGACCACAAGGACCGCAGGGTGTTACCGGGCCGCAGGGACCTCAAGGAGTCACTGGACCACAAGGACCAATAGGACCAAATGTTCCGGCATCTAAATCAGCACTCGGCAGTGTGATTGTAGGCGATAATATTAATGTCGACACCAATGGTACTGTCAGTATACCACAGAATATTGCCAGCACAGCCAGCGTGAGTTTTGACAGTATTACAGTTAATAATATCACAGTTAATGGCACATACACTAATGCTATTCCCAGCACTGTTGAAGGTTATAGAATATATCTAGCACAAACAGCCACCAATGTCAGTCAAATAAATCAAGGTGGAATAGTATTAGGCAGCACTGCTACAAGCCCTACTGGTGAAGTTAAGTTATTATGGAACTATAACAATGGTAACGACTATTGGTTTACAGACAGTACTACTGGATTCCAAACCGAGCATCTCGTAGCCACTACCAGCACACTGTCTAAGTTAATCGTCACTGGTCAGGCCAACTTTGGTAGTGTGAATCTAGCACAGACCTATACCAATGCTGTATTACAGATAGATACCAATGCCAATGAATACACACAGGTCATATTACAAAATCACAGTAGCGATCCTTACGCATCGGGCGATTTTGTAGTTACCGCAGATGATGGCAGTGACAGCAGCCACTTTATTGATATGGGTATTAACAGTACTGGTTACAGCACCGGTACCTGGGTTATCAACGGTGCCGGTGACGCATATGTTTATGTAGATGCTGGAAACTTAGCCGTTGGTACTACAGCCAGCAATATTACATTCTTTGTGGGTCCAACGGATACCACAGACAGTATTGTAGCCACCTTTACCGCAACCAGTTTTAATGTTGACAACATACAGGCTTTAAACAGTTCTACACTGAGTTTAAACCAAGGTAACGGTAGTGTCAGTGTAGATTCATTACACATTCCAGTTGGAACTATTTTGGCCAGTAATACTGCCAGTATCTATACCTTGGCATCGCTGACTTTGACCAATGTGGTTAGTTACAGCCATACATCGACTGATACATTAACAGTGGGTGAATATGGTATTACTAATGGTATTCCGGCACCGTATGCTGTTTATGAATTTACACAAACACCCGATCCTGCTCTACAAGTAGGAGATATCCTAAGTGGTGCCGGCATACCTAATATATTACCCGGCGGATCATTGGGTTTCACAGGTACTGTGGTCTTATCGGTTGGGACCGGAACATATACAAACTATGTCGTTGGCTATAGCGATTACAGTGAGTATGGACTTAATCCAACATTACCCACTCCGGGAAGTACGGTTTTAGTTGGGCGTAATACTCTAAACGCTAATCTTGCTATTACCACACAACCGATTACAGACATTGGGTTATTTCCTGGCATAGGCGGCAATATTATTGCCAACGGTGCTGTTATACCATCGACCAACAACCAATGGGATTTAGGCAGTCCAGGTAAGCGTTGGCGTCATGTCTGGGTAGGTGCTGGTACTATCTACATATTGGATGAAACACTGGGCACTGATACTGCCATTGGTGCCCGAGATGGTGTTGTATACTTACAAGGTGGCGTAGGTTTACAGGTTGGTGAATTCACATTCCGCGATAATCAAATTAAAATTGCCAACCCTGCTCGAGATATTATCCTTGGTACAACTACTGCTACCGGCTCTTTTGTTATCAATCGTCCTATACAGGTTAACACTACTGCTAGTACAGCGGCATTTACTATAGACCGTAATGGTAGAGTAAGCATACGCACTCCTAACATACCTTTACAGGATGCTGGCGCACTAAACATTGTGGGCAGCAGTGATGGTAGTTATCAGTTAGTAAGCGGTGCCGGTAATATGCTACACATTACCGGCAATGACAATCTTGCCGGTAAAATCACACTGGATGGATTTGGTACTAGTTATGCCACTGGCTCTGCGTCGATTACAGGTCGAGGAGCGAGAGGAACAGCGTCATCGCCTACAAATACACAAGCCGGTGATGTACTGTTTAGACTCAGTGCTATTGGTTATAGTATGGCTAACTATCTTACAGTTAATACTGGCGGTAGTCCGCATAGTATAGAATTTGTAGCCAAGGAAAATTATACTTCCGGTTCTATTGGTTCTGCTATAAAATTCTATACTAGTCCTATTGGACAGGCACAAAGAACTCTATCGGCGCAAATTGATACAACTGGATTGACATTACCTGCTAGCAATACCACTACCAATCTTGGCATCACATTCCAAGACAATACTAGACAAATCACAGCCTTTACCAGTACCAACGCTGTTACCAGAATATTTGCTGGCACAGGTACACATGTCAGTACCAGCACCGGTGATGTCACAGTATGGATTGATGGTAGTTATGGGCCACAAGGAGTTACCGGTCCTCAAGGTCCAACTGGTAATACAGGACCACAAGGTCCAACTGGAGTAGGTATTACCGGTCCGCAGGGACCGCAGGGGGTAGTTGGTGCTCAAGGCCCGCGAGGTGTTACTGGGCCGCAAGGACCACAGGGAGTCGCCGGTGCTCAAGGACCGCAAGGACCACAAGGAGTTACCGGACCACAAGGTCCAACTGGTAATACAGGACCACAGGGAGTTGCTGGTGCTCAAGGTCCAACTGGTAATACAGGACCACAGGGAGTCACCGGGCCACAGGGACCACAAGGAGTTACCGGTCCTCAAGGTCCAACTGGTAATACAGGACCACAAGGAGTTACCGGTCCTCAAGGTCCAACTGGTAATACAGGACCACAAGGAGTTGCTGGTGCTCAAGGACCTCAGGGAGTCACCGGGCCACAGGGACCACAGGGACCGAGTGGTGTAAGTAATGTAGCAGGACCACAAGGACCACAAGGCCCAGCGGGCGTAAACGGTGTTACTAGTATTACAGCAGGTACAGGCACGGCAGTATCAACATCGACGGGTGCTGTTACTGTTTGGACAACACAAAATAATGTAACTTATGGCAGTACAATAACCAATCAATTAACTTATATATTGAACGGTTCACGAACCATAGGTGGTGGACAAAATACTTCATACAGTTTATTTGGATTATCAAATGGTGTTAGCCTACAATCGAATACTCGATATCAATATGAATTATTGTTTAATACACAATTTAATAAGCCTAGCGGTGTGATGAGTTATGCTTTATCAACAAGTACAGGTATAGCACAACACAACTATACTGCACAAAGTAATAAAACTACAACAATTGATGGATATACTGCTGGTATAACTATGATGAGTTACAATGCTACCGGTACAAATATTGTTGCCCAAAATGGTATTGGTGATTTAGCTAACGGATTCCAACATACTATAATCTACGGTACTATCGATGTGACTACAGGAACGAATGTAAACTTTATGGTATCACAGGACCAAGGCGGATCGCCTGTCTGGACCGTATTTGCTGGATCATATGTTAAATTAATAGCAATAGGACCGATTGGTGCTAATTCTGCTACAGGTAATTGGTCGTAATATAAATAAAATACCAACTTAATAAAGGTATTCTATGAAAAAGATTCTATTTATACTGCTACTAGCAGCCACAGGATTAGCCACAGCACAGATCAATCAACAATGCCCGCAGTTTACAGTGAACGGCACACCACAGTATCAACCGCGTCCAGGTGATCAAGAAATCTGCCACATGAACTATGCTGTGATTCATCGCTGCGATGTTAAGGCACCAGTGGCAGTATTTGAACATTTGACCGTGGCTACCATGTCGGGCCCTGCCAAACGCAAGGATAACTTTCGTCCAGATCCAGCAGTAACACCTGAGTGTCAAGCCAGCCTAGCCGACTATGCTACAGTGGGCAAAACACATGATCGTGGGCATTTAAGCCCAGCGGGTAATAACACACTAAACGATCAGGTCATGTCAGAATCGTTTTTCCTCAGCAACATGACAGCACAAAATGCCAACAATAATCGCGGCGGATGGAGACTACTGGAAGCTGCTGAACGACAGTGGGCACAGTCTCCTGGCACTGACTTTTATATCATCAGTGGTGGAATTTTTGATGAAGGGCATCCAGTCACTGGCAATGGACTAGGCATTCCCACACGTTTGTACAAAATCATTATTGAACGGAACTCGCGCCAAGTTCAAGCATACTTAATGCCCAATGGACCAATCTCACCAGCAACAGATTGGCCCAAATATCAAACCACTATGACTGCGGTCGAGCAGGCAACAGGAATGCGGTTTAATCTAGGCCAGTAAGAATCCCACCTTAGGATCCGTTGATGTCACGGTATAAGCGTCCGCGCAATTGAACTGCCATGCGTTAATTGGCCGGGAGATAAAGTAACTCCCACTAAATACTACATTATGCGCAGCCGTGAATTCGCCCAACCCCGTCGTAGCCTAGTCATTTTTGACATAGACGATACACTATTACATACAACAGCCAAGATTAAGGTGGTTCAAGATGGGCGAGTTGTTCGTCAACTAACTAATCAAGAATTTAATAACTACGAACTACAACCCGGCGAACAGTTTGACTTCGGTGAATTCCGTTCTGCTGAAAAGTTCAATCAAGAAAGCGAACCGATTGAACCTATGATTCACAAACTAAAGACTATATTGGCACACAGCGACAACAGTGATGTGATTATGCTGACTGCTCGTGCCGACTTTGATAATAGAGATTTATTCCTAAAAACCTTTACAGATCTGGGCATTGACATGAGCCAGGTACATGTTCATCGTGCTGGTAATTTACCAGGTGATGCTATACCTGCTGAAAAGAAAGCAGTCTATGTTAGGCGCTATGCTGATACAGGGCGTTATGATCATATTAGATTATACGATGACAGTAAAACTAACCTAGTAGTGTTTAAGGAGTTAAAGTCGGAATATCCTGATATAGATTTTCGTGCTTATTATGTAGGACCAGCGGGTAACACACAGGCACTACATGAAGGCACAGACGGTTCGGGTAAAAATCGCAAGAAATTTGTAAGGATGTTTCAAGACTTCTTGCCATTAGCAATGGAAGTGATTGGATTAGACAGTCTACCAGAATTTGAGTTTGATGATTATATTACAAGTCCGGATCAACCCAGTTTTGGAATGTATGTTAATCACGAAAAGAAAATGTATGTAGGATTAGCCAATCGTCATCCTGTGGATATACTAAGAACCATAGCACATGAGTTGGTGCATTACAAACAAGATACCAATCATGAACTCAATAATGAAAGTGGTCGCACAGGTAGCCCAGAAGAAAATCAAGCACACCAAGTGGCCGGTGTGGTTATGCGTCATTTTAATAAACAATATCCAGAATACTTACGCAGCAAACCAGTAGTGGAAAACTTTGCTGATGGTAAGGGCCCTGGTCGTCCTGGAGACAGTGTTAGACATGGTATTCCAAAAAAAGCCACTATGGCCGAATTAGAAAAAGCCAGTCATGCTAAAGGTCGCAAAGGTCAATTGGCTCGTTGGCAGTTGAACATGCGCAGAGGTAGGAAAAAATGAGAATAGATGAAGTCCTATCAGAATTATTTAGAATTGATCCAAATAAAAAAGATAATGAAGAGCATGTGAATTCTTGGGAGTGGCGTTTTCGCAATGACGAATTTGCTCAAGCACTATTTAAAGTTGGTGATGTAGTTTATATGTTTAATGCTTCACACGACGACGAAGGCGACGATCCTGGTGATTGGTCCATTGAGTTTCAATCTATGAAAAAGGTCAAGGGCATTTCAGGATTTGACAACACCGGTACAGGCAATGAAGTAGAAGTATTCAACACAGTAATTGACATTATAAAGACCTTGTTGGCAGACTTGGGTGATCGAGTACAACGATTGTACTTTTCAGCAGCCACAACAAGAAGACAAAGTTTATACGCACGAATGGCGCATAGACTATTGCCTACTTGGAAGTTAGACCAGTACGGTGATCATTTTGCATTGACCAAGCCCGCACCTATGGCTGCTTCCGGTGTAGAGGTAGGAAAAAATGAGAATCAATGAAGTCCTATCACTCAACGAAGGTGTAATAGACTTTATACAAAGAAAACTTGGACTTAGATGGGGTCAGGTAGGCGATGTAGTAAAAGGCAGTGTAGTGGCAGAATACCTTGACAGTCAAGGTGATACTATAGACTCGGACAAATACATCGACAGCAAATTTAAATTAATTAACATTACTGCTGCTGAAGCAGAAAAATATAGAGAGATATCCGACCTAAGTGGTTGGCCCAGTAACACACCTCCTGAAAAAGTCAAAGGGTGGGGTATAGATGATTATAAAATGAATCGTATTCGTAGGAATGATGTTACATATCAAAGTTTAATGAAACATACTCCGGTGGTATCTCGTCGTGGATTTATAATTAATGGCAATCACCGTATTGCTCGTGCTATAGAATTAGGTATGGACACGATTCCGGTTCTTAAGGAACTATAAAAAATAGGGCCCTAAGGCCCTATTGTGCTATGCACCAGTTATATTATTTTGACTTAGTGCCTTGATTAACAAAGCCGTACATCTTTTCTGCAGTTGCTAGCACTTGCTCAAGTCCAGGGAACTGTGGCATACCTACTGAGGTAACGACTGTTCCTGATTTATCATCACGCTGTGCCGAGATTTCCCAACCGTGGAATTTAGCGTGGTATTCTTCGACCATAAGGCTTTTAGCCATGTCGAGAATGTCTGTGCGGATTTCATATCCGTTCTTAGTAGCCCGGAATTCGGGCATTTTAGGTACCATTGGGTTTGACATAATATTCTCCTTTGTGTGTATGTCTCTGTAAGCAACAACCTTGTTGCCTATGTATTTATTATACATATCATGCCAGATAATAACAAGTGGTACGGATAAATAAAAGTGCCAGTCGCGATGTACCACCATCCACTGACTCTAACAGTTTATAAGGAACTATCAGCAATGAATATTTATTATGTCTATCAGTACCTTCGAGAAGATCGAACACCTTACTATATAGGTAAAGGAAAAAATGACAGGGCCTGGGTGTCTCATAAAAGGAAGAACGGAACCGATCTTTTACCCGATAATTTAAATAATATCCAGATACTTTTTGACTGTTTATCAGAAGAGGAAGCAATTGCCTTGGAGATAAATCTGATAAAAGAACATGGAAGAATCGATATAGGCACCGGGATACTCCGAAATATGACAGATGGCGGGGACGGTGTAGCAGGATATATTCCTGACCCTACCATTGTAGCACGAATAGCAGAAAAAAATCGAGGTAAGAAACGGACAACAGAATTTAAACAAAGTAGAACTGGAAAAAATAATTCTTTTTATCAAAAAAGCCATAGCGAAGAAACTCGGCATCTTATGTCAAAAAATCATGCCGATGTATCTGGCTCAAACAATCCTATGTATGGAAAAACTCATCCTAATAAAGGAGTCAAGGGCAAATGGAAATGGAATGATAGGGCAAAAGCAAAAGTAAGTGGGATTAATAACCCTATGTTTGGTAAAATAAGCCCTAACAAAGGAAAAACTCCAGCGAAACTAGAATGTCCTCATTGTTTAAAACAAATTAGTCTAGGAAATTTTAATAGGTGGCATGGAAATAATTGTAAAACACAAAGTCAACCCTAAGCACAAATTATTTCTTTACCTTATCTATCCTTTCCTTAATAATTTTTACTACTTCATCACTTAACACTACCTCGTAGTGATTGAAGTTGACTTCTACCAACTCCATATCGATGTGATGTTTCATACTGCTGATTGTAACTATTCCATCATTGTCCTCAGGAATGAAAGGACTCTGCCCTTTCATAGTGATCACATTGGTCCATGGATGTTGTATCTTAATAGAATCTGCTCGACGCATGGCCCAACTACTAGGACCTATATCACGCATGAGTCTACTAAATGGCATGAAAAATGTTAGTACATCAGCAACTTCTGCACCACCATATGGGGTGCTCAATGTCACAGCACCTAGCACATTGTTAGGCAAAGTATTAGCAAGGTGTAGGCTATAAATGCCGCCTAGGCTATGAGCAATAAAAAATATATCTTTAACTTCAGACAGTCTTTCTTTCATGTCCTCAAGATTATTTTCAAATCCTTTGCGACTATCATAGTTAATGTCTATGCCTTTACCTACCTTGCTGCGAATGTAGTTGAAACTGTCACTGGTGGCACTGGCCCCGTGAATATATACCAGTTTCATTATCGGCTCCAGGGGGTTACTGGTGGTACAGCACAGGGCGCTTCGGCATCAACACTGCCAAAGTTGGCCGGACCAACAATTTCCAAATACTCCATATCTTCGCTATAGTCGAACAAATAATGCACAATACCAGGACGCTGATGAATACAGTCGCCTGCCTGTACTAGTGTTTCTTTATCTTCATACATAAACTTGGCCCAACCTTTTAACATGTAAACTATTTGAAAGTCTGCTACATGGGTATGCCACCCGGTGCCTTGTTCGGGTGGCATATTGGCCTTGGTTATATGGGCAACTACCTTGCCGTTAGTAGCATCTGCTACGCCTAAGTCTCTATAAACAAAAAAATCACGTAGTCCTCCGCTTTTAAATTCTGCTTCGGAGGCTTTGGAATGTGAAAATTTAGTAGACATAATCTTACCTTTAAAGTATATGTTTATTTAAACTTTTCTGGAAAATTTAATTGTTCCCATTCCTCGTCGGTAACTGGCCAAAAGCATGTATTCATGGATGCACCTCAAAATTGTTAGGATCAAATCTTAGAAAATAGATCATAGAAATGATAAAATTTAACATGATATTTTAATAATAGTGATGTAGTTTATTATGTCTACGATAGGCATAGACAGCTTCGGTCCAAGTTATCATGAATTCATAAAATTTACGAATAACTTTCATGATGCGCTCCTACCGTAAGTGTAACGCTTGATAAGATTGTCGACATCACCACCGTGTGCTGGATTGTTGGCAATAATAAATCTTTCCAAATCAGTTTGGTGGTTGCTAAACCGATCTAGTAAACTAATAAATTTTTCAAGTAGTGTAAACATTTTGTGTTTCCTTTTGGTTAGTAGATACTCATGGTTTCTACTGAGTATTTAGTAATTTTATGCGGCATTGCAGCAAAACTCAACCTATTTTGACTGTCATTAAATGAATACTTACAACCTACCCCAAACCAACTAAATATTCAAAAGGATTCGACCAAGTGAAAAGATCAACTCGTAGTCTACTAGAAGAGCTCAACAATATTTCCAAAAAGCGTAACAGCGAAGAAATCATTGAGAGTCGTGCTACACATGTCATTGACAGTGCTATCAATCTACTGAATCTCATCAGGGAAAATTACACACCGGAACAGGCCTACGAGCTGGAACGCAGAATGATCAACAGTATCAAAGGTGGGGATAGTAGTAAATTTGTCCGCAGTATAAGAAGGGTACGGGACAATAAGGAAACTGCTCGTAGTCTACAGGTAATCGATGGCGATCTTAAGCCAGACGAATAATTTTTTTAAAATAAATAAAAACATACAACACTTTATAAGAAAGTGTAAAAAAGATTAGGAGAAAAAATTATGTCTTATGGCGTTGCAGCAGTAAATTATACTGCCTACCCAGGTAGCTTTATCGGTCGTCAAATTGCTTATTTTCGTGTTCGTTTCGCTGATACAAAAAACAACGGAACAATTGATTATGAAAATTACACTACCTACATACGTATTATTCAAACTCAAGCAGAGTTGATATTAGCAGGCGTTCCTCGTGTTGCTGATAACTGGGGTACATTTATTGTTGGTCTAGCATACGACACCGCTAACAACGATGGTACTGGTGCCTTAGCCAGCACAATCACAGAACTATTACAAGAGTTCGACAATGATGCGTTATTGACTCGTGTATGGATGGTAAAAGATCAATGGATGGAAGAAGGCGATTATTTAGATTACATCAGCGCAAACTGGGATACAACAACAACTCCTAATGTTTACGGTCATGGTTCCCCTGAACAAGATGAATTTAATATTCAATGGGCTAATTATTAATATAAACAACCCAACAAAAAGGAGTCTTCGGACTCCTTTTTTCATTTCCGACATAAATAAACACATAGAACACTAGTAAAGTGTTCGACATATAAAGGAGAAAAATATTATGTCATACGGTATTGAAAGAATTCATGGTGGTACAGTTCCTGGAGTTTTCCATGGTGGATATCAACTACGTTGGTTTAAAATTGCTGACACAGGCTACGATTCTAGCCCTGCTGATGTAGACAGCAAATTTGAACGTGCTGTTAGAATTATCGAATCAGTCGCTACAGTTGTCGTTCTTGGCGAAGCAACTAGCAGTGGTTTTGTTGTCGGTGTTGATTATGCTTCTTATGACGGTCGTCAAGTTGACGGTTCCTCAGTTGCTGCCGCTACACTATTAGATAACCTAATCACAGCAGGTATCGACAGTGTTACTGTTACAGAGGCCACACTAACTGGTCTAACATTTGTTGACGTTTAATTAACACTCAACAAACTAGCAAAGGGAGTTTTTTAACTCCCTTTTCTTTTTTCTATAAATATCAAATATAGGTATATTATGGAAGTTATCGAAATTCAAACCTTAATTGACATCACCATGACCAGAGTCAATCGCCCTGTTCAAGGAACACAATTACAGTTAGATCAACAGAGAAATTTTACTACACTTACACAGTGTGTTGAATTACGCAGCATAGTTGAATATGAAACAGGCCCCACTTGCGAAAAGGTAGATATTAAAACCCTTGGGTTTGGATCTGCTTACAAAGGCAAGCAAATGGTATGGACTTTTAGGTTCAGTCCCGATAGATCCGGCATCTACGCAGACGAGTCGGGTGATCCACTGGGTTATCTTGTTAATGATTTACATGAAGTTCCTATCGTCAAAAACTTAACAGAGAGTATAAATATTGACAAGCCGATCTTTGATATCAAAGATGAACGCTATAAAAACACAACAATCAAGGCTCTTCCAGGCATTTTTTAGGCATCAACCCACAGGCAACTGATTTTTGTCGAGTGATCCTTTTCCTGGAGATTTTTAAAAAATGAGCTCTACCATAGAGATTGAAAAAACAAATCTTGAAGCACATGTGGATCTATGTGCCCAAAGATATGAAAACTTAGAAAAACGCTTGGATGCCATCGAAACCAAAGTAGGTGACCTACAAGAAACTATTGAAAAAAGCCATAGCAGTATGGTCAAAGTTATTATCAGCACAGCTGGCACAGTTGTTGTAGGTGTGCTTACAGTATTAATAACAATCCTAACAAAGATGGCCTGAACATGAGAGCAAGAGAATTTGTCAGTGAAGTGGCTCCTTTAGTTACAGCACTGGCAGCTGATATCGGTCAGGCAGCAAAAACACAGCAGGATTCTACAAAAAGTCCTTCAACTACTCAACCAGGTACTTCCACCGTAGCACCTACTGGGACTACTGGGACAGGTGGAGCAACACCAGATGCTAGTAAACCAGCTGAGCCTGCTAAATTAACACCGCAACAACTACAATCTAATTTAACAGGAATGACTCCTGGTAAAAAGTTTAGCTATCCTGGAATACCTGGACAAGTTGAAGTATTACCAGCACAGACAACAGGTAGCACAGGACAGCCTGGAATAAGACTACGTATACCCAACATAGGCGATGTTACTGCTGATGCTAAAACATTAACAGATCTAGCCAATGCACAACAACAAAAACCAACAGCATGAAAATCAGTCAACTATTATCCGGCCATCACATAATGGTTACCAATGAAGAACAGAAATTCATTGATCGTAATCGTTCTGCCGTGAGATTGACTGCGCTAGATGATAGAGATGCTTGGTTAGCTCAAAACCTTGTTCGCAAAGGCCTATATAACATAAGTAAAGATAACAACACTTTAATACGGGCTGTCAAGGATGCGGATCACAGCTGAAGAGCTTTATAAAAAATTTGTCGAAGTTTCTGCCGAAGTCCGGGAAGACTTTCGTTGTCGCGGGTTAGTTCTTCCTGTATCTAACAAAGACGGCACTATCAGTGTAGGTCCTTATCGTATCGTAAAAGATCGTAATGATTTATACACTATAGTAGACAGTAAAAACAGAGTAGAGATCGACGGTATTAACCTACCACAAACAGCGATTATTATGGCCAATGATCTAGCCCTGCGCAAGTTTTTAGATCGCAGTATTATCAAAAGAGATCAAGAATACGGATATGCTCTGTTTAAAGAACAACTGTATCGTCGTGCGTTACAACGCAGTAAAAATCAACCCATTGACAGATATGACCTAATGGCAGCTAAGAATTTGATAAACCGTGAGAAAAAAGAACGCTGTCGTAGGGATATAGAGCACAGTTTTGAAAAACTGACGAAAATCTTATAAATAGATTTAGTATATTCTGGAACACACCACTTATGAAGACCAATGATTTTCAACCCGCACTGACCAGTAGCCAACTACAGGAAAATATTTTCCGTCAATTCGGCACACGTATTGCCTTGGAAAAATATGACAGAGAAAGACTGGAAAATGTTAGAAATCTACTTCGTACCAAGGTGGACCAAACAGAAAAAAGCGCTGGCGTAAATGACTTACTGACCAACGAAACATATCAAAAAGACAAGGCAATGTTACAATTGCTCAATACAAGGATTAAAGAAATGCTAGGCGAAGACATCAAAACATTACGCGACAAACTAGACGCTATCAACGAAGGGAAGAAAAGCATGAAGGATCCCATCAGAACTACCAAAGCCAAAGGATCTAAACCTGACTTTTTAGATCTAAACAAAAACGGCGATAAGACGGAGCCGATGAAAAAGGCTGCAAAAGATGTCAAGATGAAAGAAGCCATCAAAAAAGATAGAAAAGAATTAGAAGGTAATGAATTCAGTGGTGAATTGGCCAAAGCCAAAGCACAACACCAAGACTCATTCAAAGTGGATGGTAAAGAATATCCAGTTAAGGAAAACAATGCTGCAACCAATGCTGCAAATGATATGAGTATAGAGCTAAGAAAACGCGGCGGCGATCAGGATACCAAGAGCAAGTTTAACAAACAAGAGACTAAGCCTGGTGTTACTCGCTATACAAAAAAGAGCGGAGAATTTACCAACGATCCTCACAAAGAAAAAGCCGGCACTGCTCGCACTAAGGCTGACACACAGGCTAAGAAAGACGACGAAGCCAAGAGTCAAGATTATGATTCCGGTCCACGTAAAGTTCGTAAAGATGGTGAGACACATTATTATATCGGCAAAAAGAAATGCACCAAAGATGATTATGATGCCGCTATGCTTAAGATTGATAAACGTGCTAGCCAGGCCAAGCGTTTAGCCGCAATGGGCGAAGCTGTTGGCGAAAAAGAATGTAATCACAGCGCCAAAGGTAAACGCTGCCCAGTGCATGGGTTACAAGAGTGCGGAATGGGTGTATATGAAGGTGAGGATGAAGGCAAGCCAGGTAAGAACTTTGCTAAGATTGCCAAAGATGCCGGTAAGCGCTATGGTAGTAAAGAAGCTGGTGAGCGTGTAGCCGGTGCTGTTCGTAACAAGTTAAAGAAGCAAGGCAAACTAGAAGAAGCACATCGCATCTTCAAGCGTCACGTTAAGATTGTTAACGAAAGCCTAGCATATCTACTAAGTGAAAACGAAGAAGACAAAGCCAAGGCTATTACTGCTGCTGGCGATATTGTTAATGACTATACCAGCTGGATGCAGCGTGTTGGTCAATACCAAACAAAATCTATGATTGAGCTAAGTGACAGCATCCGTGGTGACTTTGGTGTTCAACAAGCCGAAGCATTTAAGAATGCAGTGGCACCAGCATTAGCCGCTACACTAGAAGTTCTAACCGCACAACGCGAAGCAATCAGCAATGCTGTTGCTGTGCTAGCAGGTGAGCAGATTCCAGAGACACCAATGGGTGCTGAACCAGGCATGGAGCCAGGGATGGATATGGCCGGTCCAGACACAATGAACGAACCAGCCGGTGATGAGTTTGGTGCTGCCGATGCTGCCGCTGGAGCAGGCACACCGGGACGTGAAATGCGCGAAAGTGCTAGTCAACGTCGTGCCCGTAGACTAGCAGAAAGTCACAGCATTATCAGTAAACTAGCCAGATGAGATTATTTGAAGTAGCCAGCCCCGCAGACGTTAACGGTATTATGAACGTGGTCAAGGGGTTGGCAGATCGTCTAGGCCAAAATGCCAAGATACCCTTCGCCGCTTTTAAACGCTATATCAATGGCGATGAAATCGGCGTAGGAACACCCGACGCACTAATAGCACTGAAAAATAAAATCGACGGCACCGGTGATACACTGTTTGATGTGGATGCCACCACCGGTGTAGTTACACTGAATACTAAAAAGAAAGACGCTGCACAAGCAGCAGCCAACAAGCCTACCGGTCCTACTGTGGATCAAATGGCTTCAAATAATACAGATTTGACACCAAATCTTTGACATAATGCGAGTTCTGTAGTATAATTAACTACATGAAAACTTACAATCCTCCTGCTTTTGTCGAACGATTCCAATATAAAAACTGCGTCCAAATAAACGATCCTGTTACAAGGAAACGTGTTTATCAAACTCCTGACGGAGAAAGACTGCCTAGTGTGACTACCATCCTTGGTGCTACCAAAGACATGACAGCACTGAATGAATGGCGTAAACGCATCGGTGAGGATAAGGCTGCTCAAATTACCAGAGAGGCTGCCGGGGTCGGAACGGGACTTCATGCCAATTTGGAACGTTTTCTTATTGGGGAGCAGCGTCAACCGGGAAATAACCCAGTGCATGTCAAAGCCAATGCTATGGCTGATGTTATCATTGAAAATGGATTAAAAGATGTTGATGAAGTTTGGGCAATGGAACAAAGCCTATACTTCCCTGGACTATATAGCGGCACCACTGATTTAGTATGTGTATATAAAGGTAATCCGTGTATAGCCGATTACAAGCAAACAAATAAACCAAAAAAGGCAGAATGGGTTGAGGATTATTATCTTCAATTAATGGCCTATACATTGGCCCATAACGAAGTATACGGTACCAATATGCGCGAAGGGCATATCTTTATGGTCAGTAGAGGAGACGATGGAATGAAACCCGGGGGCGAAGTATATCAACAGTTTGATCTACTGCCACAAGATTTTAACAAATACCAGGACATGTGGTTAAGCAAAGTAGAAGAATATTGGAAGTTAACTAGATAACTTTTTTTCTTTATTAATTCTTCTTGTTTCTAGCATCTTCTTAATAGACTCTGGATTTTTCATAGGATTAATAATATTTGTATCACCGAACCCAGTTCCTTGTTTTCCTTTATTCCACGGAGTATTACCTTTAAGAGTTTGACTTATTTTCTCTCGTTGTTCAATACTAGGAGAAACGCCTTTACGATAACTCATATCTTGTTTTGATCGAGCTTCTTTAATTTTCTGTTTAGTTTCAGAAGATGAAGATATCCCTTTGTTCCATGCTACCTGAACTCCAACTTTTCCTTTGTTCCACGGTTCTTTCCCTTTTTTGATTAGGCTCAATTCTTCCCTGATCTTTTGATAAAGTGATGAATTAACCTCCAATCCACTTCTGTATCTAATCTGTTTTGGTTGTTTTGCCCTTAACCCATGGAAGGCATATATCATTTTAGATCTATAATCTTCAGTAACGGATTTGGTTAATAGTAAATGACAAATAAAATGTTCTTTAGCGGTCAATATAACTAGGTTTTCCTTCGAATTATCCCCTCCACAAGATTTGGGTATAATATGATGCTTCTCTGTATATCCTGTGGGGGTACGAGACTTGGCGTTGGTTATGATGTTATAATACCAACGGGTATATTTGTTGTCAATAAATATCATGGCTGATGCTCCTTGTAAGCGTTAGAGTCGGTGGATATTGGCGTATCGCGACCGGCACAGATATTTATATGAATGGATAGATAAATATCCCATAGAGGGGATATTATAATGGCCGTAATTGAGATCGCGAAAATTCAGGTCCGCCGTGGGCAAGAACTACAAACCGGAATTCCACGATTAGATCCGGGCGAATTTGGATGGGCAGAAGATACTGAACATCTTTATATTGGTAAGCGTATTGCTGAAGGTGCTAACACCGACGAAAACAGTCGTATTCTTACCGAAAACGATCTCAACAATATTTTCTCATTGCTAGGTGCAAACAGCACATTAACATTAACAACCCTTTACGAATACAGGGATGGTGTTTTACCTCATACAGATATCACTTCGGTTCAACATAAACTGGATGATTATGTTGGTCTAACAGATTTTGGTGTAGTCACTAGTTCAACAGCAGTTGACATTACTTTAAACTTTCGTAATGCAGTAGGTGATCTTTTTGGCAATACAGAAAACGATCGTAGACAATTGCGTATTCCTGCCGGAAATTATATAATTGACGGTTCGGTAACACTACCTTCTTATACTACATTAATTGGTGAAGGATCTGGATTGACCAAATTGATCTTAACCAGCACCTCAACCAATATGTTTAAAAGTTTCGATAGCAACCATGTAACTATACAAGGTATGACACTGGAGTATGCTACTAATCTAAATTCTAATTATGCTTTATTATCATTAGATGATGTTGCTAATGTAGAAATCAAAGATGTAAGATTTACTACAAGCAGCACATTTACCATGACCAACTACGGTATAGGTATTAGTCTAAGCGGTGAAGGAAGTGGCGGAACTGAAAAATGTAAAGATATTTACATTGATAATTGTGAATTTTCTAGTATTGGTGTTGGTGTATCAGGCACCGGAACTGTTATTCATCCTGTTATCAGTAACAGTGTGTTTAGTAATCTACAACAAGGTGTTAATTTTAGCACAGGAACAACCTTAACTGCTCCGTTAGACGGTGTTATTATCGCTAATAGATTTGAAAAAATCATTAGAGAAGGTATTTTCGTCAGCACTGCAACCAATAGAACTAATCATGTCAGTGAGAATAATATATTTAGAGAAGTAGGAACTGGACCCGATGCCATAGGAAATCCCAGAGGGGATGCAACAGTATCTGTGGCTAGCCCAGTTGTAACATTCTTTAGTCCGGGTAATCGTTCAATAAATGATCATTTTGAACGACAGGTTAAAGCTGCTGATATGACCGCAGTATTTTACTATAATCCACTGATTAAAGGTAGAGCCACGGTAACAAATGGTGCGATCTATACCGCTACTATTCTAGCCAATGTTACAAATGAACAAATTGTGAAAATACCGTTAACAGGTGAGGATCAAAAGATTACACTAGAATATAGCATGAGCAATGCCAATTATTCTAGAAAAGGCATGTTGATTGCCAATGTTACCAGTGGGCAAGGCGGAAATGATGTTTATGGATCTACATATGATCATTTTGATTATTCCTGGGTGTCCAGTGTGACTGATCCTACATTTAATGTAGACTACACATTGAGCACTGCTACCAACTATAACTATGTAACAATAACCTGTACTAATTCTAACAGTGAACCTTATAATTTCTCGTATCAAATTAGCTTTTTATCGTAATATATAAATGTTCAAACAATCACCCGATGACAGGTTGTCATCCTGGGCACAACATCGTGCTCAGTTAGATCAGTGTGACGATCCTTATGCCGCAACTTGGGAGTTTTGGAAATCGGCTCCTTTTGTGCCCTACAACCCTAATGTAGATCCATTCTATCCTCGTAACTGGCCCAATCCTTGGGAAATCATAGTGGAAAACAAGTATGATGATTTTACCAAAGCACTAATGATTGGCTACAGTTTGAAGTGGACAAAGAGATTTGAAAATACACCCATTGAAATACGCACTGTTGTTGATTCTGAACGGAATATGTCATATAATATAGTGTGCGTTGATAACAAATGGGCTATTAACTATACAGATTCTGGCCCTATCCAGCTGGAATCTTGGCCTGACAAGTTTTTGGTAGAAAACTTGGTTGAGCTGAAGGTGCCTCGCTAAATATCAAACTTAGCAAAATAATTTAGGAATTAAAAATATGATCACAGTGGTCAAACGCAATGGGGAGCGTGTCCCTCTCGACATCTCTAAAATACAGCGTCAAGTAGCAAATGCTTGTAGGGGGATAGATGGCGTTAGTCCCAGCATGATTGAAATCAAAGCACAGATCGAAATTCACGATGGAATGACCACCGAAACCATTGATGAGCTGCTGCTCAAGGCCATGGTGGATCTCATAGACGAAAACGAAAATCCTGACATTAACAATGTTAACTATCAATATGTAGCAGGAAGGCAGCGTGTCAGTATGCTACGCAAAGAGGTTTATGGAGACTACCATCCTCCTAAAATCTATGACATAGTAAAAACCAATGTGGCTGCCGGTATGTATACAGCAGAATTACTAGACTGGTATACCGAAAGCGAATGGAATGCGATTGAATCCTTTATTGATCACGATAAGGATGAAAGCTACACCTATGCAGCTATTGCGCAGCTATGTGAAAAATATCTAGTGCAAAATCGTGCCACAGGCAAAATATACGAAACACCCCAAATACGATATGCTATTGCTGCGGCAACAGCATTTCACAATGAATCCAAAGATCGAAGATTAAATTATGTTAAAGATTATTACCAATGTGCAAGCGATGGACATTTTACTTTGGCGACTCCAGTATTGGCTGGTCTCGGAACCACTACTAAGCAGTTTAGCAGTTGCGTTCTTATATCTAGTGACGATACTTTAGACAGCATCTTCGCAAGTGGCGAAATGATGGCCAAATATGCTTCAAAACGAGCCGGAATTGGCTTGGAAATTGGCAGAATTCGCCCCTTAGGAGCACCAATTCGCAACGGTGAGATCAAGCATACGGGTATGATACCCTTTTTAAAGAAATGGTTCGCTGATTTGAGATCTTGCAGTCAAGGTGGCATTCGCAATGCCAGTTGCACAGTGACTTTCCCTATTTGGCATTATCAATTTGAAGATCTTATTGTGCTGAAAAATAATCAAGGCACAGAAGAAACTCGTGTTCGCCAAATGGATTACAGCGTAGTAGTTAGTGCTATGTTCTGGCGTCGCTATAAAAACAAAGAAATGATCACACTGTTCGATCCACATGAAGTGCCCGATCTTTACGAGGCATATTACAGGAATAGTGCTGAGTTTGAAAAACTATACCTAAAATATGAACTCGATAAGAAAATTAAAAAGAAGGTCGTATCAGCGGATGAAATATTCAAAAACGGAATTCTTAAGGAGAGAACTGACACAGGTCGCATATATCTTGTCAATATCGACAATGTCATTGCTCAAGGCCCGTTTGATACGACTGTCGATCCTATATATCAATCAAATCTATGCCAAGAGATACTTTTACCCACGCGACCTTTCCAGAGAATTGAAGACCCTGAGGGACGCATTGCTCTTTGCACTCTTGGAAGCATAAACTGGGGTTCATTCCGTAATCCACAGGAAATGCGTCGAGCCTGTCGTGTGCTGGTCCGTAGCCTAAGCAATCTACTGAACTACCAAGACTTTCTCAGTATTCAAAGTAAATTGGCCAATAGCGAATTTGAACCACTAGGTGTTGGTATTACCAATTTAGCATACTGGCATGCTCGCCGCCATCTCAAATATGGTGAGGCGGATGCTCTTAAAGAAGTCAAGCGTTGGATTGAACATCAAGCCTACTACCTCACCGAAGCCAGTGTAGAACTAGCACAGGAGCGTGGTGCTTGCGAACGCAGCAGTTATACTTACTATGGTAAGGGAATCTTTCCGTGGGAACGTAGAAATAAAGGTGTAGATGAATTAACAGATTTTACACCCAGTATGGATTGGGAACCATTGCGTGAACGTATGAAAAAATATGGTATACGCAATGGCACACTAATGGCAGTGGCTCCTGTCGAGTCAAGCAGCGTAGTATTAAACAGCACCAACGGCATTGAAATGCCGATGGAGTTGATCAGCGTTAAGGAATCCAAGGCTGGAAGTTTTGTACAAGTGGTTCCTGAATATCGTAGATTAAAAAACCGCTATCAACTTATGTGGGAACAGACGGATTGTCTAGGCTACTTAAAAACAGCCGCGGTGTTGGCCGCTTATATTGACCAGAGCCTGAGCACCAACACCTTTTATAGCCCTAAACACTTTGCCGACGGAAAAGTTCCTGGCACCGTAATTGCTAAGAATTTAATGTTGGCCTATCGTTGGGGCATTAAAACAATTTACTACAGCCTTATTGACAAGGTAGGTAGTAAAAATATTCTAACCACTCAAAGTGGTAATATGGTTAATTCTATGCCGATCACAATCTACGAAGATACAGATTGCGAATCTTGTAAATTATAGCTGTTTGATATGGAATATGATATGATAAATAAAGGTGCCGATCGCGATACTGACAATATCCACCGGCTCTATAACTGTGAGGAGTTACAGCAAATGTATTTACATACTATTCCCGCCTATGTCTATTATATTAGGCATATACCGACCGGCAAGTTTTACTACGGTTTTCGATCTGCTAACATTAACGAAAATAGATTTCCAGAAAACGATTTGTGGGAAATATATTTTACATCCTCTGTTAAAATAAAAAAATTACGAGAACAAGAAGATAACTTTGAAGTTAAAATTGTTTATACTAATTTAGATGTTGAATTGGTATATTGGACCGAGCAAGAATATATAAAAAATAATATTGATAATCCATTATGTCTTAACAAATATTATATTAGTAAAGAAAAGAATCAAAAAATATTTAGTATGGCAGGAAAAACTCATACTCAAGAATCTAAATTAAAAATGAAAGGGAGAATTCCGTGGAATATAGGAAAAAATATTCCAAGGGGAACTCCTAGCTGGAATAAAGGTATTCCAACTCCGGATCATGTCAAAGAATTAATTAAAGAGAGGACAACGGGACTTAAAAAATCCGAAGAAACTAAAATTAAAATGAGAAAACCTAAATCAGAATCTCATTCGAAAAATATATCAAATGCTGCTTTAAAACGTCCGAGATTTTCTTGCGAAGTATGCGGAAAATTAGTAACTAAGGCAAACGTCGATAATCATAGGAAAATACATAATGAGTAGAGCACAATACGATCTTCGAAAACAAACAAATTATCTAAAACGTAAGATGTTTTTGGATCCAGAAGGCCCGGTAACAGTTCAACGATTTGAGGAAGTAAAATATAATAAGATTCAACTATTCGAATCCCTAGCCCGTGGGTTCTTTTGGGTTCCGGAGGAAATCAGTTTAACCAAAGACAAAATGGATCATAAAGAATCCAGTGATGCTATTAAACATATCTTTACCAGCAATCTTCTTCGTCAAACTGCACTAGACAGTATTCAAGGTCGTGCTCCAGCACAGGTGTTTAATCCTGTTATCAGTATTCCAGAGTTGGAAGCACTGGTCAGCAATTGGAGTTTCTTCGAAACAAATATTCACAGCAAGAGCTATAGCCACATTATTCGTAATGTATACGGCGTGCCTAAAGAAGAATTCAATAAAATTCACGACACCACAGAAATTGTTGTAATGGCAGCAAACATTGGTCGTTATTATGATCAATTACATAAATTAAATTGCCTACTTGAAATTGGACAAGAAGTTAACGATGAAGATCATATTCGAGCCATTTGGTTGGCACTGAACGCCAGTTATGCGCTAGAAGCATTACGTTTTATGGTTAGTTTTGCTACTAGTTTGGCCATGGTAGAGAATCGCATCTTTATTGGTAATGGAAATATTATCAGTCTAATCTTACAAGACGAAATACTACATGCAGAATGGACCGCTTGGCTAATCAATAATGTAGTAAAAGATGACGAAAGATTTGCTAGCATTGTTGACTCTTGCCGAGATGAAGTGTATGCTATGTATATGGAAGTTATTGCTGAAGAAAAAGCCTGGGCCGATTTTCTTTTTAAGAAAGGAGTAGTTATCGGGCTTAATGCTGCTATTCTTAAAGATTTTGTAGACTATACAGCATTTACTCGTCTTAAAGATATAGGTATTAAGTATCTAGCAGACCACCCCCGTAGTAGTCCTATTCCGTGGTTTAACAAACACGTTAATATTGGTAAAAAACAATCAGCTCTTCAAGAAACCGAATCAACAAACTATGTAATTGGCGCCATGTCAGATCAGGTTCTATATGAAGAACTTCCAGATTTATAAGAAAGGATAAAAAATGAAAGCAGTTATTTGGTCGAAATATCATTGCCCCTTTTGTGATCAGGCAAAAGCATTATTGGAACAACAGGGTATCGAGTTTGAAGAGCGTAAGATTGGTGATGGATTCACTAAAGAAGAATTGTTAGAGGCTGTTCCTAATGCTCGCACTGTTCCACAAATACTAATTGATGACAGGTTGATTGGCGGATTTACGGATCTACAAAAATATCTAAAAGAGCAGGTAAATGTCTAACAATGATTACACTCCAAAATCGTCCTACGTTGATGATAATACGGACATTGCCAGCATACCGTCTATAGATCTCGGCAGTTTGTATAGTATGTCATCATTTAGCGCATTGACTACTACTGATATTGCTACCCTTAATAATATGAATTACACTACCAGTGGATTTCATAACAGTTATGGCAATGTAGTTATTAACAGTGGCGGTACTGCCGGTAGTGCCAGCACCAACCCTTATACTACTGGTGGCTATCTCTATAGCACTGGTGTGGGTGCCCAGTGGTCTACCATTAACCCCAGCACTGGATTAAGTGTAAAAGGTGATGCCGATTTTGAAGGTGACATCAAATGGAAGGGCCGCAGTCTAGGCAAACTGATGGAAAAGATCGAAGACAGACTGGCCATTCTACAAGAACCCGATCCTGAAAAGTTGGAAAAGTTTGCGGCATTGAAAAAAGCATACGATCATTACAAGACATTAGAGCGTCTAATCGGTGATGACTGAACGCAGTAACGTTCTCAAAGGCAGAGACAGTTACGACGCAGAACTAGGAGGTAATCTAGTTACGTTTCTTAATCGCAATGTAACTCCATATCCTACAGAAGCAGGCGGACCGAAGTTTGACCTTATCCCTGTTGAAAAGCAGAAAGACATTATGGTCAATGTGGCCAGAATGCATGCCCAACAGGAATATGATCGCATTATGGAATTGGTTGCTGTATTGCAAAAACAAGCAGCTAGTATTAAAAGGCGGTTAGAAATCACCGATGCTGTTCACGCTGCCCGATACAATTTTCAAATCTATCATGGTCAGATCTATTGGCTAGCCTATGATCACATGGTAAAAGGCACAATATTAACACATAACGGGCCCGATGATTGGAGTGCCGGTGCTCCGGATCATTATGAATACATATGTAAAGTTAAGTGGTTAGGTGACCACACTTGGATTGAAGTAGATAAAGAAGGAAATTATGTTAATCAATAAAGGATTTAGTAACGGCGATATCATCAGTTTGAAATTAATCAACGGTGATGAACTGATCGCACGTTTTGAAAGTGAAACACCCGATGATATTACTATAGACAGGCCATTGGCACTGACCATGAGTAGAGATGGATTAGGCATGATCCCTTGGATGATGTTAGGTGCTAAGAGCTCTATTACATTAAGTAAATCACATGTATTCGCCGCAGTTCCTAGTCAAAAGGACGCTGCCGATCAGTATATGCAAGGAACCACTGGTATTGCCCTAAGATAAATACACTTATAAAGGAGTAATTTATCATGCCAATTGATGCAGCATCAGCAGCAGCCATTGCGGCACAAACCGTAGCACAGGAAGCTATTGCCGTAAGAATAGGCGGGCAAGAAGCCCCCGCTCTGCCAGGGACACTAACTGCTATAGATAGCGACCTTAATTTAATAGCGTATCAATTGATGAGAATAGCTGACACCAGTAAAGCAGTGTTAGATGTTTTGCATTCTATAAAAATAGCTACAGAAGCGCAGGTAACGGCTCAAAATGATTCTAATGCATATCAGGCAATATCAGTTGCTATTCAAAAGGATGCTGCTGATTTTGAACGTGCTGTAACAGAGAAGGCGTTGACAGACTCTAGTCAAGATATTCCACAACTAGCACCTTTTAAAGAAAGAATGAAGACACAAGTTAAGACCACCTTGGATATGATAAGTGTTGCTAGAGTGGAAGGTTTTATAAACCAACAGCTTCAGGATTCATTAAAAAATATAACTGTGTATGCTCAAGGAACTGCTGTATATAAAACAGTAGCCGCAAAATTGGAAGAGTATAAACAAGCAGTGCTTTCTGTTGAACCCCCTAGTCTTGCTACCATCAAGTCTAAAACAGCTAATTTGCTAGGACTGAGATCAGCTGTTTATTTTGATGTCTAATACCCATGCCAGCAGATAATCCAGTAGCTAGAGTTGCTAAAGACATAGCGGGTAGTTTAATTATCTCAGGTGCTAAAACAGTATATACCAACGGTGATAGTGATAAATTCCGCACTGCTACAATTGGTAGTATAACAGCAGGCCCGAGCAATCGTGGCGATATTATAGTTCAAAGTCCTGTTACAGTGTATGCAGAAAACCGTAAAGTTGCTGTAATAGGTGCTAGAACAGCAAAAGGGATCGCTACATCTTCGGGTAGCCAAAACGTTTTTGCAGGTTCAAACGGTCCAGGAGCCCCCGTAGAAATCTCTTGACGATTACTATATTTCATGTAAATATATGTGTCCGACGGGGGTAAACCGGCATAGCTGGTTGCGAGGGTGAGAGACCCCGGAGTTAGACGGAGACACTTATTAGCCCTGCGGATTCCGTCAAAATATAGGGAATGTATCATGAAAAACATTATCGCAGCAGCATTTATTGGTTTACTGTCCGCACCTGTAGCAGCACAGCATCATTATGGTATGAGACACTTTGATCACCATCCTTATAGAGGTGGTGGTTGGGGTTGGGTAGCACCTGCTGTGATCGGCGGTGCTGTAGTATATGGACTAACTCGTCCTGCTCCAGTGGTGGTTCAACAGCCGGTTTATATTCAGCAACCCGTTGTTGTAGATCAGCCACAGGTTGTGATTATTGACGGAGTAGCGTATACTAAACAAATCATGATAGTAAATGGCGTATCGCAAGAAGTTTTGGTGCGCCAGTAAAGAATTGTAGTTTAATGCCTAGAGAGAAAGGTGTTGCGGACGGGGAGGGCAGTTCTCCCCCGGGTCCACCAAAAGCATACTGTAGTGACGCTGGGGAAGAGTAATAGTCAGCGGTTAATAAATCTTCCAAGTGTGCTTTTGATGGGCCCGAATTAGGTTCGACGTGGCAATAAGTATTGACAGGATCTACACGAAAGGCGATGGACGTAATCCAAGCAAAAACTATAAATGCCAATGATGAGGTATTCGCACTAGCCGCATAAGGCTGTGTCGGAGTAGGACAGACTCTGTAAAATAACCCACCAGTAATAGGCTCTTCGGAGCCTATTATTTTGAACTGATTTATCCAAATGTGTAAACTGAACAGTTAACCGAGGCGTTAATAGTATACACAGACAAAACTGTGATTAACCTAAAAGGAAACCAAAATGAAAACAATCGCAACCGTAATCGCTACTCTGTTCGCTGCTACCGCTTTCGCTGCTGAGCCATCCAAAGAAATGCCCAAGCCTGCCGCTAGTGCTCCAGCCGCGCCTGCTGCACCTGCCACCGCAGTTGTCGCCAAGCCTGCCAAAAGTGAAGACAAGGCTCCTGCCAAGGTCGACGCAAAGGCTGCTGCGCCAGCTACCACGGCCGCTCCCGCAGCTAAGTAATCTCTGTTGGGATGACGACGACGATGGCACCACTGTTGAGGACTTAGACCTACATGCGGGCTATCGTCGCCCGGAAGTTGCGGATAGTGATATCCCACTTCCAGATTCGATCCTAAAGAGATTACGCCAAGCCAGATTTATGGCTTTGGCGACACATGACGAAAAATGGGGCTGAAAATGCCCCATTTTACATTGACAAACTGTTCTAACCTGTATATAATATAATTTTACAACTTGGAATATAGAACCATGTCGATGCATTTACATCATCCTGCTCTTTCTACTACTGGCAAGCGTCGAGGCAAAGTCAAATGGGCCAGTGCCGAAGCCAAGCGACAAGCCGAAGCACTAGAGGCCAATTGGAAAGATCTACTAAAAAGGCAGGGTATTGAACAGGCGGAGCGTAGCAAGAAACGTGCCTTAAATTCTGCTCCATTGGTGTATAATCCTGCTCCTCCTCCAGGACGTGAGACTGCTCGTGTTGCCAGTTTAGAATCTACCTGGGCACCATGCACACAGGCTCCGCGACAGGTCTATACTGGCGAAAAAATGATTGGAATCGGCCAGCTACATAAAAGTAATTCTGTTCCTGTTTTTAGTGATAAGGAAGCCAAAGAAATCAGCTCTATGAGGCGTTGATAATAAATAGTTTGATGCGTGTTTCATTTAATGAAAAGCTAATTGCCTACCTAGCATTAATTAGCGGATTATCTGTATCAGCAGTGGCTGTCTACTATAGTGTAGCTGGCCTTGCTGCTATTTTTGCTAGTGCTGTTATTCCCATCGTTATTATGGGTATATCACTAGAAGTAGGCAAGATTGTAGCTACAGTATGGATTAAACAGAATTGGAGTATTGCTCCAAGACTGATTAGGACATATCTCGTAGTGGCTATTACGGTATTGATGATGATTACCAGTATGGGTATATTTGGGTTTTTATCCAAGGCCCATTTGGATCAATCAATACCCAGTGGTGATGTGGTAGATCGTTTAGCAGTTATTGATGGTAAAATTCAAACTGAGAGAGATAACATTGATGCAGCCAAAAGAGCGCTTAAACAAATGGATGAATCAGTTGACCAGACTATGGCAAGATCCACCAGTGAGACCGGTGCTGCCAGAGCTGCCTCTCTTAGAAAAAGTCAGCAGAGGGAACGGAGCCAACTCCAGAATGATATTGCTAGCTCGCAAAGCCGTATCGGCGCCCTTAACCAAGAACGAAGCCCTATTGCCAAAGAACTTAGGCAGGTCGAAGCAGAAGTAGGACCGATCAAATACATTGCCGGGTTTATCTATGGTGCTACAGATTCTACAATATTAGAAAAAGCAGTAACCTGGGTAATCATAGCACTGATCATAGTATTTGATCCGCTTGCTCTTATACTGCTATTGGCCAGCCAAATAAGTTTTCAAAGTTTTAGAGAAAGAGAGCGTGAAGAGGAAGAAATGACCCCAGTATATGTTGCCGATGTAGGTGAGAAGCCAACTGAAGAAGAAAAAGCCGCATATGAACAAGATGACGGCCCATTAACAGAAGAACAAATTGAAGAGTTGTCAACAGCCACAACTGCCACCGTTGTTACATCATCTATTTTCGATGAGCCTATTGTAACTCCTAGCACCAACGCCGTAAAATTGGGAGGAAATGCTATATCCCCAAGAACCAAGGTGTTCCCTCGTAGAGCACCTCCTCCAGTTCCTGAAACTTATGTTCAGAATGAGGAACAGACAGAAAGTAATCTCTGGACCAGCACTACTGATACTACTATTACCAAAGAAGACTATAACAAAGCTGTCCACATTCAAAAAACTGAAGAAATTAAAACTTATATCGAAATGGTTAAATCTAATCAAATGTCAATTGATGATGTTCCATTTGAATTTCAAGCAATTGTAAAGACTCGAATTTAATCGTATGACGGGAAAAGTTACACTAATTACCCCGCCTGATATCTACGAAAATTCTAATACCAGTATACTTTTTGTAAACCTTCAAGAAAAGGATCAAGATTTAATCAGTCGGTGGTTAACCGAAAATAAATTAGTTATAGACTGTAATTTTTATGTTTATAACAGAGAAAGTGATATAGGTTGGCTTTTATGGGCTATTGGATGCTGTTCACATAAGTTCATAAATTTAGACAATCAAAACGAAATCACACAAGCACTATCTGGTTATATATTAGGAAAGAATAATTTTTATTATAGAACGGATAATGAAAACCTTGCTAGTATATACTCATATATCAGCAATCGACGTGTTCTCAAAATGGAGCACTTCTTAGAACAGGCATTTGATGACTAAAAATTCAAAACATACATGCGACTTCTGCGGAAAAAATAGAGAAGAAGTAGAAAAATTAATCGTAGGCGATCAAGCGGCAATCTGTAATGATTGTGTAGATCTCTGTATCGAAATACTGACCGACGAAAAAGTTAAAACAGTTTCACTGGAAAACAAAACACTAAATCCTGTACTAATAAAAGACTATTTAGATCAATATGTTGTCGGACAGGATGATGCCAAGATAGCACTCAGTGTAGCAGTTAGCCAGCATTTCAAACGTATTAACAATCCCAGTAAAGATATAGAAATAGAAAAAACCAATGTCCTCATGCTAGGGCCGACTGGCTGTGGCAAGACTATGATGGCTCGTAAAATTGCCGAATACTTAGATGTTCCTTTTGCTATTTGCGATGCTACAGGTATAACCGAAGCAGGATATGTTGGTGATGATGTTGAAAGTATATTATCCAGATTGATCACCGAAGCAGATGGTGATATTGAAAAAGCCAGCTTGGGTATAGTATACATCGATGAAATTGATAAAATCTCTCGTAAGGGAGAAAATGTCAGTCTTACTAGAGATGTTAGCGGAGAAGGCGTTCAACAAGCACTGTTAAAAATCATTGAAGGCAGCATAGTTCGTGTGCCAGTTACCGGTAAACGAAAACACCCTAGTGGCGATATGCAGGAAATCGATACTCGCAATATACTGTTTATCTGCGGTGGAGCGTTTGTTGGATTAGATAAAATTATTCAACAGCGAATTAACTCTAAGAGTATAGGATTTCAAGCAGCAGTCCAGGATCAAAAAGAAATTGATAAAATCTATCAACTGGCTACTAACAAAGATATTATACAATATGGGCTTATTCCGGAATTTATTGGACGCTTTGGATTGGTGATCAATGTAGATGAATTAAGTGTAGAAAATCTTGTGCAGGTTCTTAAAGAGCCACGCAATAGTTTTGTTAGACAATATGAATATATTTTCGAATTAGATGGAATTAAATTGTCTTTTGAAGAAGCTGCATTAACCACAATAGCAAAACAGGCCAAAGAATTAAAAACCAATGCTCGTGGACTTAAAAACATTATAGAAAAATGTCTATTACCTTATCAGTTTGACGCTGTAAACCTTGTAGAACGCGGTTTGAAGAAAATTATTATAAGTAAAGATACTGTAGAAGGAAATCCGGCTACATTAATTTTTGAAAACGGTAAGGAAAATGGGTTATAAAAAAGAAACCGCTCGTGGACTAAAAGTCATCGTGGGCGACATGCCATTTAATGTGGCAATGAAGAAATTCAAACAAAAAATAGATGATGCTGGTCTGTTAGAAGAAGTCAAAGAACGCATGTTCTACGAAAAGCCAACCACAGTTCGTAAACGCAAGGCAGGTGCTGCCAAGGCTCGTTGGCGTAAGAAACTTCGCGATAACGAACTGCCCAAAAAACTTTACTGATTTAGTGTTGTAGAAAAACAACATAGCCCTATGTAGGGCTGTTCCCGCTTGACATATGGTAGTGGTTCCTATATAATATATTCATAACGTGTTAACAAGTAAACAGGAAATCATCGTGGAATATAATTTAAACGAAGTTTATGAATTTGATTTACAAGGTCAAGTCCAATTTGGTGCAATGCCATTGGATCAATTACATAAATTATTTCAAGATGGTCGTGTAGCTTCGAAGTTCTTAGAACACACCATTCCTTCCTGGTTTCCTGATTTGGAATTTGTTGATCAAGATGGTTACGATCATGTTAGTAAAAAAACAGGTCGCAAGTTTGATCTTAAGGGGTTTACCAAAGGTGGTGCTTCATACGCACCTTCTAATATGTTAGGTGCCGGTCGAAAAATCAATGAAGCAAAGCTGCATGAACATGCAAAGACCATTGATTATATTCTTAGTGATATTACAGAGTTTCCTAAAGTTAGAATTGTATTTAAAACAGGAACAGAACTAGTTGAGAAATATCCTTCTGGAAAAATATCAATTAAAGAAAAAAGTGCCTTGTTTAATATTCGGTAATAAAGAGCTCTATAAATAAAACATGAAAACAAATATTATTCATTTGCAAGATTGTGTCGAAGGAATGTTGGACCTACCCGCTAAGAGTGTAGACATTGTTACAACTTCGCCTCCATATAATTTGGGTATTGATTATGGAACATATCAAGACAACAAGCCTAGGCAAGAATATTTAGAATGGTTGGACAAGGTATTTGTCGCAGTCAAGCATTGTCTTAAAGATGACGGTCATTTTTGGCTCAACGTAGGTTATAGCAACATTGACCCTTGGGTAGGTATGGATGTGGGCAATATTGCTCGTAGACATTTTATCCTACAAAATAATTTTGTCTGGGTTAAAAGTATTGCAATTGACGACGTAACGTCTGGACACTTTAAACCTATTAACAGTAGTCGATTTTCAAACCCAACATGGGAACACTTGTTTCATTTCACAAAAACAGGTGCAGTTGCCTGTGACAAATTAGCAGTAGGTGTTCCTTACATGTGGGATTGCAATATCGACAATTCCGGTAGGGTCCGCGGACGTCTAGCAAAAAAATATGGATTTAAAGATATCAAAGATTTTAACAAAAATGCTGATATCGAAATAAAAACAAAGTTTGAAAAAGAATTGGCAACTAAATTGGAAAACAAGGCTCCTCGTCCGGATACTCGTTGTAAAGGTAACAGCTGGTTTGTGCCTTATGACACAATTGCCAACAGAGAAAAACATAGAGGTAGTCATCCTGCAACATATCCTGTAGCTCTAATTGAACAATGTATTAAATTTAGTGGGGTGAAATCCGGAGTCCTTGTAGATCCATTTATGGGGTCTGGCACAAGTGCCGTCGCAGCCATTAAATGCGGATTAGATTATATAGGATTCGACATTGATACTGACTATAAGCAGTTTGCCGATGATCGTATAGCTGATTTTAAAAAACAATTACTGCCTGATCTATTTGTTTAACATAAAGAGAATATTATGTCTCGCCAATGTATGATTGACATGGAGACCATGGCTGTCTCCCCATCCGCTGTTGTTCTTAGTTTAGGCGCCGTACACTTTGACCCGTATGGCACTGGATATAGCGATAGTCTTTATTTTCGTATTGACATCGATGACCAAGATGCACTTGGACGTGAAGTAGATCCCTTAACGATTGAATGGTGGTCAAAGCAGGACCCTGCCATTATGGAAGAAGCATTTAGTCCAGACAATCGTATACCATTAGTAGATGCAATGGACCAGTTCCATAAGTTTGCGTGGGGTTGCAGTGCCTTTTGGAGCCACGGTGCTACCTTTGATTTGGTTATACTAGAAAATATCTATCGCCAATTGAATAAGCCATTGCCGTGGAACTATTGGCAATTGCGAGATACTCGCACACTATTTGACTTAGGGCATGATCCTGAAATGCCACAGGGCAGTAAACATGATGCACTACAGGATGCTATTCGACAGGCAGTAGGTGTTCAGAATATATATCGTAAACTCAATATCCGAGAGCAGAGATGAAACCAACTAAACTGGATGCCAGATACAACGGATTTCACCGATTTAAGTATATGGCAAAATGTGAACATAACGAAAAAGAATTATTTTGCCAAATTAGAGAATGGTGTTGGCAACAGTGGGGTCCTAGCTGCGAACAATCTCTGATTACTTTTCTAAAAGAAAAGCCCACCAAATGGTCATGGGATTCTGAACATGGAAATCTGCGGATACTAATGGCTACAGAAAAAGAATATCAATGGTTCTTACTAAAGTGGACATAATAAACGGCAAAACACACCGTTGACACACTAGTTTACTATTGCTATAATATAAGACACATAAAAACACAAGGAGTTTATTTTATGTCATTCACTACTATTACAACCACTCAAAACGAGTTCCTCGTTAGCCATCTTCGTGGCACCGGCCGTACCCTCAGTGAGGCACAGGCACGTTCACTTTATGGCATCAAGAATCTTCGTGCCCGTATGAGTGAGTTGCGTAAAGCAGGCTATCGCGTTCGCACCGATGTAAACGCCAGCGGCAAAACTGTTTATGCAGTTAGCCGTCGTGTTAACGCCGCTTAAATGTAAAAATGAAAATATCTCTGGTCAGTGATACACATTTGGAATTTGGTCCACTGGAATTACCTGGTGGAGAGATTCTGATACTGGCCGGAGATATCTGCGAATATCGAACTTTTAAAAAACAACAATCATTTGTTGTAGATTTTTTCAATCAGCAGTGCTCTAAATACGAACAAGTATTCATGGTGCTAGGTAATCATGAATCATATAAACATCGTTTGGATACAACCTACGATGATCTTAAAGCACTGCTGCCTTCTAATGTTACACTGCTGGAAAATCAAGCAGTAGAATATCGTGGTGTAGTTTTTATGGGTGCTACACTATGGACCGATTTTAATCGCGGCGATCCTGTGACGATCGAAGTTGCTAGAGCTGGAATGAACGACTTTAGAGCAATTCAAAATTATTACAAAGACACAGGAAATTATCATAAACTCAGTCCCGAGTTTATATATCGCACACACAAAGATACAATAGAATATTTTAATACTCAATTACCTTATTATAAAAACAGCAAGGTAGTGGTAATTACCCATCATGCGCCGACCCAGCTAAGTATACACGAAAAGTATAGGCATGATCATCATATGAATGGATCATTTGCTAGTGATCTAAGTGAGTTGATTTTAGACAATCCTCAAATAGTCTATTGGGTTCACGGACACTGTCACGATCCGGTGAACTATGAAATAGGAACTACTCGGGTAGTAAGCAATCCGCGTGGCTACGTAGGGCACGAGGATACCAGTCAATTTAATCCTGCTTTCTATTTTGAAATACATGAACACCACAGTTAGAATTTATTTTTACAATACCTTTGTTAAAGATGTTAACCGCTGGGATGAGGCCTCTGCCGGTGCCATAGAACTGTTTGGATTACCCGGCGAACGATTTGAAACGCACGTTTGCTCGGAATGGATAGATTTTGTTTTCTATGATGGCAGAGATGCTACTATGTTTATGTTGGCACACGGTGGTCAATACATCTCTAGTCAACAACTAACTGTAGAAGCCGTAGAGAAATATATTGGCTGAAGAAGTTGTAATTAATGATCTCAGCACTAGCGATGTTAGCCGTATAGTCTACGAATTAAAAGAGCAAGGGTTACGGATCAATCAGGACTTCGACTTTTACTACCATCAACCTCAAACCCCAAAATGGGATGACGAACAGGGTAAATTTGTGCGTAAGCATACTAGATTTGTTTTCTACGAAGGCAAATGGGCCACTTGGTTTGCTCTTAAATATGGATGATGAAACTTAATCCTGATGAAAGCTACGAATCCTGGTGCCAACGTGTTCGAATGTATGAGCATGGGCTTGCCCTGCAACGTCTAGCCAAGGGAGAGGATATCACAGTTATTATGCAGGATATGGCTCGTAGGATAGAAGAAAAACTACTTCATCCACTACTAAAAAAAGAACAAAATAATAATCAAATCATTTGACAAGAGTTTTCTGTGTATCTATAATAAATAAATGTGTAGTAGACCTAATGGCTATTACGCAAATGGGTAAAATACCCAGATCGATTCTTACTTAAAAAAGGAGAAAAGCAATGAATCAATTAGTTCGTTTTGACACCAACGCTCTCAACCAGCTCAACAGAGCTCTTATTGGATTTGACGACATTTTCAATAACTTTGAAACTCGCTTCGCAAACCAAATCAACAACACTTATCCGCCCTACAACATCCTTAAACACGATGACGATACCTATGAGATTGAAATCGCTGTGACAGGATTTGACAAGGATGAGGTTACAGTTGAGATTGATCAAAACAATCTCGTTGTTCGTGGTGCTCGTAAAGAAGTAGATATTAAAGAACCTACTTACCTACACCGCGGACTGGCCAGCAGAGATTTCACTCGCAGTTGGGAATTGGGTCAACACATTGAAGTCAGTGAAGGCACCATTAAGAATGGTGTTCTAACCATTGGCCTTAAGCGTGTTGTTCCAGAAGCACTCAAACCTCGTGTTCTAAAACTCAAGGCTGGTTAATCAAAGGGTGGGGATTCCCCCACCCTAACCCTATAAATAAAGATTATGTCTACTGATACCATTATTGAAAAAAATGAAGTCACCGATCAGGATCTTAAATCTCCGCCCAGATACAAGGTTTTGGTCCTTAACGACGATGTTACTCCCATGGAGTTTGTTATTATCATGCTGATGAGGATTTTTAGGCATGATGAAAGCACTGCGTATGATCTAACCATGCACATCCACAATAACGGCAGTGCCATTGCTGGTGTGTATTCACATGAAGTAGCTGAACAAAAAATCGTAGATGCTACTGAATTGGCCAAAGCCAATAACTTTCCATTAAAACTCAAAGCCGAGGCAGAATGAGTCTAAAAGAACTTACGGCGGAAAAACACAGCCTGGCGGAAAATACCGCCTTTATGAAAAGCGTATTTGATCGCAGTATAACACCTGCAGTATGGACAGACTTCCTTTATCAAAAATGGAGTATCTACCACAATATTGAAACCAAGGCCAAGTTTCATGGACTACTTGATGGGTTAGGTGGATTGGTTCGAGGTCCACTGATTTTTCAAGATTACGAAAACAATGTCCGAGAATACCGACTAGGTTATTCAAAACATCATCCCGTAGTTGAAGATTATACTAACTATGTTGGTAAGCTAGGATCTGATTCAGTTTTGGCGCATATCTATACTTGGCACCTGGGCGATATCTTTGGTGGACAGATGATTAAAAAATTAGCACCTGGTAGTCACCTCAGTTTGGAATTTGATAATGCACCGGAAATAGCAAAAGTTCTCAGGGCTAAATTAGATGACAGTCTAGGCGACGAAGCCAACAAAGCCTTTGATTGGGCAATAAAAGTATTGGAAACATATGACGATCAATGTTTGGGAAAAAATTAGTCACTTAGCAACACAGTTTAATCACATACTAGAAAAATCCGGCGATCCATATGTTGTACAAAATCCCAACTACGATTGGGATAATACCATCTATAAAAGTAATCACTACCGCAGAGCTCATGTTGAAGTAGTAGATCGTAGGGATAGCCACAAGATTTATATACTACATTGCACAGTATTTCCTCACTATAATGATTCCAGTCCTATATTCGGGTTCGATGCTGTATGTGGGCCGAATAAAATCACTGGTGCGTTTTTAGATTACTCAGCATCCGGCGACCGTAGCCATCCTATGATGCAATGGTTCGATGAACAAACTCAAGACTTGGAATGGAATAAACCAAGGGATTTGCCTGATTGGGCAAAAGCTATATTCAGTCCTGCTATGGTAGCAGCAGGTAATGTTAATACAGAAGAAGAACTAAATCTATTGTGTCATTTGGCACTGAGAACATTTGACTATTATTTGAGTAATGTAGGACACAGTCAAGAAAGTGGTAGTGATTATCACATGGCACAAAATCGTTATTGCCGTTATCAAAAACAAAACCCGCATGTAGTAAAAAGCATGGTGAGTATGGGTGTGTCTGAACCTGTTATTCGCGAATTCGTAGAATACGTATTGTTCCCAGAAACGATATAAATACCTTATTATGCGAGCAAGAGAATTCCTAAGACTTATTGAAGATGATTTATCTACCTTAAAGAATAAGGTTATCAAATCCATTGAAACTACCGATGATGCTACTCTGCTAGACAAAATTTATTCGGCACTGAATAGGACCAACATTACTCAGCGAATTGGAGCAGCACTAAATCAAAATGACAGGGACATCAAAGGATACATAGACGAAATCGTTGAAGTCATTGTTAATACCCCAGGCAGGTATGAAGATAAACTGCTGTTTGCCGAAGGGTTAGATAAAGGTTATGTGAATATAAAAGAAATGCTCAGTGGAAAACGAGTTCATTTCGAAGACCTATTAACCCCTAATAAAACTAATGTCCCTATTAGTTTTATTGTCAGTGTATTCAATGGATTAAAACTTATAGGGGCTAATGAACAGAAAGGTCCTGGAGAATTTGCGTTAGCTGCACTGAGTCCAGATATTAGTATTTTTGGTGCCGGAGATCTCAAAATTGGCAATCATAATATTGAAGTTAAAGCGGCTGCCGGCGAAAAATCAACAAGTGGTGGGAGATTAGGATCCACTGGATTTTTACAACATCAACGTGTTCCAGAAATTATTAATTCATATATGCCCGAGGGTTTTAAAGTCGACCCAAGTGAAAATCTCAACCTAAGAGAATTTGAACAACTGCTTAAAAAAGCCAATCTTGATCCTACCACTACCACCCAATTCGCTGAAGAATTATTTGGTTATATTTTTGAAGGGAAAGACTGGGCAGACATTAGTCCACTAGTTAATGCCATGGTTAGCGGGACTGACCTTTACAAACCCTATACTATAGTAGCCTATAATGCTTACCGTGGAAGACCTGAAAATACCAAATTTGACGGTGTTATGCTTATGAGTTTTCCTCTTCAGGAATTGAAATATTACGACGATCCTGAAAAAATGTATGATGATTTATACACCCCTGGTGTTAAATTAATTTCAGCTAATAAAGAATGGGCAAGTAGAGGTATTGTCCCGTCTGTAGGTTTGAGACCTGAAAAGGTTGAAAAGGTCGAAAAAATTAAAAAAGGAACTTCAGACGAAGATGTTGTAACATGGGCCGATAAGTATGCTCGATTCATAGTGGCAAAAAATCGTAATAGAACTCCTGGACTAGCAGATGAAATCACCAATTTCCTTTTAGATCTCTACCAAAACAAAAAATTAAAATTCAGTGATCCGGACCCGCAAATTTATGGACAATTTCCAGAACTAAGACAAAAAACTGAAGTTGAAAAATCTATAGATACAGCTCTTAATGATTTTGTTTCTAATTTAATGTTGCGAAACAAAGTGTATGATAAAGATTTAAAATCCAAAATTACTCTACAAGCAAAACAATTGATTGATTCTGGAACTCCTATAAATCAATTATCTGCTGAACTGATCAAACTATTTCCACAACTTGATCCTACACAAAAACAACAAACCGCTGAAGTTCCTGCCAGTATACAAAATCAAACCCGTACCTTAGGTAGTAAAATTCCTATGGGCTCTGCTTAAAATTCCAATAATATTAAGGAAACAAAATGAAAAAAATTGCCGCAATGGCCTTACTGTTTGGACTCGGTGCGGCATTGCCCGCCTGTGCTGAATACAAAACATATACTAAAAAAATAAATTGTGCTCCACTGGCAGAAGTGCTGGAAGATCTCAATAGCAATAACATCAAAGAATTGCCTTTTTGGATAGGAATTAGCAACGATCCAGAAATTAGGTATAGCGTATTAGTTAATAAGAGCACAGACACCTGGACCATAATTCAATACAACCAAGGTGCTGCCTGTGTTATCTCCATTGGAGAGAATAATCAATTTTTAGATTCTGGCAAAAAAAGTCGATAATATTTAATGTTTGTAATATTGCTGTAATATTTGTGTGTTTAAATAGTAGCACATATCAAGGAGACAGCATATGAAGAAACTACTAGTAGGTGTTCTATTATCTGCGGCTGCATTTGCCGCACAAGCACAAATTACCGGAGCCGGTGCAACTTTCCCTGCTCCTATCTATTCAAAATGGGCAGCAGCCTACAATAAAGAAACTGGAACGAGCGTAAACTATAACCCAATTGGTAGCGGTGGTGGTGTTTCTCAAATCATGGCCAAAACTGTAGACTTTGGAGCCAGTGATGATCCTACAGCAGATGCTAAATTAAAAGAAGCTGGACTTTATCAATTTCCGTCGGTAATTGGTGGACTGGTTGCTGTGATTAATATCAAAGGTATCGAAGCAGGTAAAATGATTCTTGATGGTAAAACTCTAGCAGACATTTACCAAGGCAAGATTGCTAAATGGAACGATGCTGCTATTGTTAAACTTAATCCAGGATTGGCATTGCCTGATATGTCTATCAATGTAGTGGTTCGTGCTGATAGTAGCGGAACCACTGCTGTGTTTACTGATTATCTCAGCAAAGTAAATCCTGAGTTTAAAACAGGAACAGGAACAGGTAAAACCGTTACTTGGAAACCTGCTAACCTCACAGCAGGAAAAGGCAACGCAGGTGTTGCTGCCAATGTTCAACAACTAGCAGGATCAATTGGTTATGTTGAATACGCATTTGCTAAACAGAGCAAACTAACTCATGTGGCTATGCGAAATCGCAAAGGTGTTGTTGTTCAACCGGATGACTTAACATTTGCTGAAAGTGCTAAAACAGCAGATTGGTCAGTGCCTAACATGGCAGT